GGTGACAGTGAAGTAGCGTTCGACCGTGATTGACGCGGTGTTGGCAAGCGCCCGGTTGGTCGCTGCCTGCGTGGCGTAACGCTGCCCGAAGGTGTTGCTTCCCTTCACTACGCCCGTGCCGGTGACGGTGGTTCCGGTGATGTTCTCGACCGCGAGCGTGTTGGTCGATGCGGTGTAGCGGAACGCGTCCTCGAACGTCAAATTGCCAGCGTTGTCCTGGTAAAAGACGTTGCCAAGGAAGCCGCCCGGGGGCGGTGACCCCGGAACGTAGCCGACCGCACCCGGCGCCCACGTGCTGCCGTTCCACACGAGACCCTGCCCGGGGTTGGGCGTCGTGGACGCGACGTTGGAAAGGTCGGCCAAACGGTACGCCGGGGTGTACGTGCGCACAAAGATGCGCCCGGTGTTTTCGTGCTGCCGGGTCACAACGGCCAAAGCGATGCGGTGATTGGGGGCAGTCGGCGGGGTGGATGTCAACTCCCCGGCGGTGGTCGATGCGTAGAGCAGCGTGCCGACAGGGTAGGCGAGCGTGTTCACCCCGTAAATCGTGCCGTAGGAACGCACGTGGCCATTCGCCCGGTAGGCCATGTTTTCGACGCATACGCCAACCAAGGTCTTGGGGTCGGTACTGCTGCTGGCGCTAAACGGCACGATGCGCGGACGGTCGCCCGCCGCCTCACCGTTGAAGCCCACGACCTGCCCGACGGTGAAGCCTGGCAGGTAGTTGTTGGTCACGGGGAAGTCAATCTTGGCCGGGCCGCCGTTAATCCACGAAGTGGTGACCTCATCGTACACCAACGCTTCGCGGTCCAACGGTTCGTCCAATAGCACATCGGTCAGATCTGCCAGGGTGGCGCTCACGTCGCCCGGCCCCCAGGTGTCGGTGGCCGAATCGTACACCAGCGCCTGCCCATCGGTCGGGTTCGGTGCGTTGACGTCGGACAGATTGTCCAGGTTGTACACACCCGCATCTATCAGCACCTGCGGCAAATTCGATGCGTCGCGCTGAATGCGCGCCTGGTAGTCGGCGGTGACGAAGTACACCCGTCGCATTTCGTCAAATCCCATCACTTCGGATAGGTATTGAATGCTCTGCACATTCACCCCACTGTAGGTGCCTTTTGCCCGGTCGATGGCTGCGCGCACAGCGACGCTGATGGCGATGGCCGTTTGGTAGGTGTCCGCAAAGCAATTGACCTCGACGCTGGCAGTGTCCAGTTCAGACGGTCCGCGCTGGGTGTCGCTGGGTTCATTTGACCGGATGGTGTAAACCACATAAGGCAGCGCGGTGTTTTGCTCCGCAATCTCAGGAAATACGCGGGTTCCCACCAGCGCCGACAGACCAGCGTTATTTGACAGCAGGTAGTAGATTGCTTTTCCGGCCAGCATTACTTCATCAGTTTTTCAAACTCCTTTCGAAGTTCCTGGTACAATTTAACTTTCATTCGCGGATAGGACGCCTTCATGGCGCGTTCCATCACCTTGTAGTTTGGATGGCTGGCGTTCTTTCCACCGAATACTTCGGGGAAATCGCCGGCCTCCACGATGTGGGCAAACCATGCATCGCTGTGTTCGCGGACTTTCTTCTTCATAGGGAAGTTGCTGCGCGGTCCGGCCAGGATGGTGGGAAATACTTTGTGCGCATTCCAGGTGCCCATCGACCGGCGCAGGGTGCCGCGCTCGATAAATGCCCCCATGCGGTCACCGCGTTGCACCCGGATATCTTTGGGCGCGTCTTTGATCATGGACCTAGCGGTGGCCACATAGATGGCACCCACCCGCCGGTAGGCTTTCTGTACACTGGCTTTGTTGGCCTTCCCCATCTCCACCGCTTTTTTGATGCGCTTGTTCAGTTCGCGCACATCCATCTTGCTGGTGATTTTCATTCGCGCAGGGTGCAGGTCAGGCGCAGACCGTCGTTGCGGCCGATTTCCTGGATGGTTTCGATTTCGTAGGATTTGCCCCCATAGGACACCCGGTCCTTTGCACTAACCGATGACACTGTGGTGCTGTAACGGATCAGGAAATGCACCGGCTGCTTTGACAAAATTTGGTCGCTGGCGATGCGCTCCGCGCCACTGCCTTCGCGCCAAATCACATCGGCCCATACGGTGGCCAGGGTGGCCCAGGTGGGCACCCTTTCGCCGTAGTCATTGGTTACGACCGTCGCGCGCTGAATGGTGATGCGCGCATCCATTCTGCCGAATTTCATTGGATGGTCCGATATGGTGACACCAGCGCGTCGATGCCCACTTTCAGGCGGGTGGTAATGGTGCCGGTCACTTCCTCGATTCTGTTCTCGTACAAGTGGCCCACGATTAGGCGCACCGCCTGCAGCAGTGGCGATGGCACCGATGCTTCGGGGTGACCCAGCACCATGTTGATTTGCACCCGGTGCAGCGCGTCGGTGTACAGATCCGGCGGTGAGACGAAATGAATTCGTGCCGGCTGACTCTGAAGGTCGTAATAGTAATAGGATGCCCCCAGCGTTTCGGTCGTGCCGGCGGTGCTTTTGTACGTGATGCTGGTGATGGATTGCACCGGGCCAATAGGCACCCGCACTGGGTGCCAGTAGTCCATATAACCCACCGCGCTGACATCGCCCAGGCGACTGTCTGTCATCATCTCCACCGTGCTGATGGCCGCCTGGCGCAGCGCAGTGATGTAGGTGTCCTCATCGCTGTGATCGACGCGCAGAAAGGCTTTCAAATCAGCCACCGTGATGATGTCGTTCAGCACTGGTGTGCCGGTGATTTTTACTGTCATCATGGCTCAAAAGTAAGAAAGCCAGGGACGATGCCCTGGCCTTCCTATTTCTACCAAAACCGACCGGTTAGATTGCGTTGATGTCGATGATTTTCGACAGTGCGCCTGCCTGGCGAACGTCGAAGTCAAAGAACCGGTTTACGTGCAGGACAATTTGCGCGTTGCCGGCAGCGCTGTATGGATCCACCAACAGGTCGAGACCGCCGAACAAAGCCAAGATGCAGCCCTGCTGGAAGTTGCCGAACAACATCTGACCGACGCCTGCGCTGGCATCCACCAGGTACGGCGTTGCCACCGCCGGATAGCCATTAAAGGTGTTGGTGCTCAAATCGTACAATGCGGACACCGACGCCACCTGCGCGATGTTCTTGGCAAATTTGTACGCTGATGGAGACATCACGTAACGTGCGCCCGCCAGGTTGCCGCCTGCAGCCAACACCGCCGATTCCATGGCCACCGCGATGGCGCTGGTCAGGGTGGTGCTGCCATCAGTGGACTGATTGTTGATGGATGCGCCATCCAACAAACCAAATGCCTCGATGTCAATTTTCGCGTTGATGGCCGCCTGCAGTTCCTGGGCAATTACCAAATCGACCTGCGCACCTCCCTGCAAAAGCAGTTGTTTGCTGTAGGTGGTTTTTGCCGATGCGCGCTGTGGAACCAGCGTGAGTTCATCCATCTCCATGCCCGATGCCGCGTTGGGATCCACTTCGCCTTCCATCGTCGCAGCAGCGTTGACGGACACGCGCGGAAACTTCAGCGAACCAGTTGCACCGCTGATGGTCGTGGTGCCCAAAGATTCGATGATGGATGGTGCGCGAAGTGCTGCGATGGCACCCGGTACGTTCGTGGGAACGAATCCTGATCCATCACCGCTTTCTGCCTGGAAATTGTCGGCAGCACCTGCCCGGAACAACGCTTTGGTGGGAATGGCAATTTGGCCGGTGGCTTGCAATCCCTGCGCGCGCATCTCCCGCTGTGCTTCCTGTGCCCACTCCAATTCGGCACCCTCCAATGAACGGCCGTTGGCAATTTGCATCACCGCGCGCGAAAGGCTAAATGCGCCATTGACGCGCTCGATTTCGCGCTGCTCGCTGTGGCTGGTGTGGCCATTGTGGGCCATGCGCGCCACCATCGCTTCGTGATCGGCGCGGTGCTTAATGCGCTTGTCCAGGTTGGCCACTTCAGCCACCAGCCATTCAGCGCGCTGCTCCTCCGCCTGCGTCATCGTCCGGCCTTCTTTTTCCGGGCCTTCTACCAGCGCGACATGCTCTTCATAGTGCTTCGCGCGCAGTGCTTTCAAATCGTTAAGGTTCATGTTTTTCGTGTTGATTGGGTCAAATGTACGGACTTCGTTTTTTTCCACTTTGGCCGGCTCGGGTGCCGGTGCCGGCTCGGGTTCGGTGGGCTGTTCTTCTTGCGCCTGCGCCATTGACCGCGCCTTCACGGTGGTCGTAGGATAGGCCGCAAAAGTTACTGGCGAAACATCCAGCAGCCTTTCCATCTTCAGGATGGTGCGGTGGTTCGTTTTGACATCCCACGATTCTTCGCGAATGGTGAAGGCGAACGATGACTGGCTAATGTCACCGCGCTGCACCAGGGTGTACAGGTCGCGGCCTTCCTGGGTATCTGCCAGGTCGGCTTCGTACTTCAGTCCCTTTTCATCCACCGTCAATTTCAGGGTGCCGTTTTTGGTTCGCGCCAGGGGCACCCCGGTGTGATTGATCAGCAGGCGGACATCGTCGCCCATGACATCGTCAAAGGCGCCCACTGCGATGGATTCTTTGAACCACCCGAGGTCGGTTCTTTTGTCAAATAGGGCTGCATATCCTGCAATGCGTAGCGACGCATCGCCTTCCGCGCGCACTTCGCTGGTGCGCGATTCGACCGCGTCGCCGTAGGCAGCGCGCAGTTCTTCGTCAAACTGGTGATTCATTGGTTGATAGTTTCGTGCTGTAATTTTCGAACTGCGACAGTGCGATTTGATTGACCTGAACACGGTGCATGTCGCCGCCATCTACAGGGTTTAGATCTTCTTTGGCGCGCACCTCATTGATGGATAATACACCGGCGTTCAGCAGTTGCTGGTAGAAATTTGACCGCGCGGCCATGTCGCCACGGTACAGGTCGGTCATATCGTGCCGGCTGTAGATCTGCGGCCGTTGGAATTTCTGAATCAGTTTCCTGTCCACTTCTTGCGACAGGCGCAGCGCCCATGGCGTGATGGTGTGCCGGGCAAATTGGATGTGCTGCTGTTCTACGTTGTTGAACGTGCTTTTGCCTGGCAGTTGCACCAGGTCAGGCGGCACCGAATAGATGCGGCAAATTTCTTCGGCCTGGAACTTCCGGGTTTCCACAAACTGGGCCTCATCCGGTGGAATGGTGATTGCCGAATAGGTGATGTCATAAGGAATGAATTTGACACCGCCACCGCCTTCCTTCCAGGTCTGCGCCACCACTTCGGTCTGCTCTTTCTTCATCGGCGATTTGGCCGTCAAAATGCCAGTGGGTTTGGCACCGTTCGCAAAGTAGTCCGCGCCGTAGTCCTGCACTGCTTTGGCCAGGCCGAGATTGTCGGCATGCACCCGCAGTGGCGATTTGCGGCCCATGTTTGGCAATTCCAGCATGTTCTCCGGCCGAACCACCCCGACGTTGCGCACCTGGTAGATCAGTTCACCTCCAGCCACCTTCGCTTCCACATCGTGGAAGTGGCGAATGTGCAGGCCCACCGGGTTGGCGCTTGCGTCGCGCTCGATCTGCGCATAGCCCACACCGTACATCAGCGCCTGGATATACAGCAGTTCCCAAAATTCGAACGGCGTTTGATATTCGTTCGGCCGGTAGCGCACCAGGTCAAAGGCCGGGTGGCTTTCAGCCAGGGTGACTTGCTGCCCGTCGCGCTGGTAGATGTTCAGTGACAGTGACGCGCAGGTGCTGGCAATCCGGTAGATGCATGCGTACACCGTCGAAAGGCCCAACGCTTCGCCTTCGCTGACGGTCACATGCTGGCGCCAGTTAATGCCCATTTCCTGGGCAATGGTCTGGCTGTCGAACTTCCCGATGCGCGCGCGCTGCTCGGCTGGCTTTTGGCGAAATGGATATGCAAACAAATTGGCCATGGGCCAAATGTAGTCACAGCGAAATAACACCTAACAATTCGTAGTCGCTGCCGTTGGTTCGCTCGTGCATGTATTCGTTCATCGCAATGATGGAAGCGATGACGCCATCAACTTTTTTCGTTTCGCTGCGCTCCTTAACCACCCGCTTGTTTTCGTTGACGTCGGTGTACACTACGGCGCACCCCATCTGCCAGCGCAGCACCTCATTGCCCCCATGCACGATGTTGCCGCGCATCATCTGCATTTCGAATTCTTTGGTCGGGCCATTCATGACGGTGATGTTCTGCGCCATCGGCCGCATGTTGATGTCCTCTGCCGTCAGTTCGCTGACCAGGTAGGCCGACCACCGCGGATCATAGCCCACCGACCGCAGGTCATAGATTCCGGCCATCCTAATGACGTATTCTTTCACCGTGCGGAAATCGGTGGTGTTGCCGTCGATGATGGTGATGTGGCCGTCCTCTGCAAATCGCATGTAGTCGATGCCGGCCGACAGTTTCTTGCTTTGCGCCTTTTCCGAATTGACGAACTGGTGGACCTTCAGGTAAAAGCAATCTGCTTCATCGTCGCGGAACAGCATAGCAAAGGCGGTCAGGTCGGTGGTCGATGCCAGGTCCAGCCCGCCATAGCATGGCAGGGTTTGCAGCACCTCATCCGGCGGCAATGGGTCAGCACCGCGCATGAAGATATCGTCGGGAATCCAGGCGTGTTCGGCGCTGGTCCAAATGTTCAAATTAAGGCGCAGGAAGGTGTTTAGATACGACGGTACGTTGCGCGCCTTTTGTACTTCCTGCTCGAAATATTCGGCCTTGCAAATTGTCCCAAATCCTGGATTCGCTTTTCTCCAGGTGGCTTCCTGGGTCCAGTCATCGGCAGGGTCCGCATGGTACAGCACCGGCAGGAACGTCGGGTCGATGATGCTGCCTTCCTTCACCTGCCGTGCGTATTCGTGAACTTCCCAACAGATGGAATTGCGATCATGCCCGGCAGTGGTCAAAGCCATGATCAGTGGCTGGGTCCTGGCACCGGTCGATGTCACCAGGACATCCCACAGATCACGGTTTGGCTGGGTGTGCAGTTCGTCAAAGATGACCGCGTGACAATTGAATCCATGTTTGGTCGATGCCTCGGCTGAAATGCTTTTGTAAAATGAACTTTTGTATTCCACCGAATTGCGCAGCACCCGGCACCGCCGGCGCAGTTCCTCGCTGTTGTAAATCATTTCCTGCGCTACCGAAAAAACGATGTTCGCCTGCTGCCGGTCGCCGGCCGCGCTGATCACTTCGGCACCTGGTTCGCCATCGCTGAACAGCATGTACAATGCAATGGCTGCCGACAGGTTCGATTTCCCGTTCTTTCTCGGAATCTCGACATAACATGTCCGGTACTTGCGCCGGCCGTCGGGCCGCTTCCACCCAAACAATGGCCGGATGATGTCATCTTTCTGCCAGGCTTCCAGGATAAAAGGCCGGCCCCCCAGTTCGCCTTTGACATGGCTGCAGAACTTTTCAATGAAGTTTACTGCCCGGTCAGCGGCCGCCTGGTCGAAGTAGAAATCAGGTGAAGTATTCTTCGACGCTTTCTTGTTCCTGGTCATGGCTGCGGGTGGTCGATTCAATCTTGGCAATCAGCGCCTGTTTGCGCATGCGCGCTTCCTTCAACTGTTGCCATTGCGGTCGTGCCCGGCTGTAGATGTCACCGCCCACACCCTGCACGTCATAGCAGGTGCCATGGTCGTTCACGAATTCCTGCAACATCTCTTCTTCGACCTCCACACATGCCAGGGTGTATATCATGGATTCCATGCCAGGCGTCAGGTCGTTAATGCTGCTGTATTGACCTAATCGAAGGTCGTATTTGGCGCGCTGGCGCTCCGTCATTGATGGTTGCATGCCTGTAAATGTCCAAACTTTTACTTTCAGGTGGTCGCGATGCGAAGGGTTC